ATGCTGGAGCCGACAGCCCACGGGCGGCTGCGAGCCACGCACCGGGCACCGGCCTCGGCGCCGCTGCCCCAGTTGCCGCCCGCGCGCATGATCCGCAGATCACTGCCGTACCACTGGCCATGATCCTTGCCGCCATCTTTGCCAGTATTGAGGTCGTCTTTCCAACCGTCGTTATCGTGACGTCGGTCAAATAAGTCGGCCAGAGTCTGCCAAACATTGCCCGACGGCTGGTCCATGTTCAGGCTGCTGACGGCTTCAAAGCCGTAGCCGCTGTGGTCGCCGGTATTCTGTCGGCCCCCATTGCCGGTCGCGCCTTGCGGCACTCCGTAGGCAGCGGCGATCCATTCGGCATACGTCGGCAGGCGCTTGCCTGTATTGCGACAAAGCCGGATGTAGTCGTAATACAGGTTGTAGCCTTCGCTGCCCGTCAGAGGCGTGGCGTTGTACTCGGATAGCGGGATGGTATCGGGCCAGGCTGTACCGTCCTCGCTCGCGAGATAGATGTCCATCCACACTGCGCCGGAAATGACCTCGACCATGCCGGTTGGATCGCACGTCGGGCGATGCTGCAGATCCCAAACGCTATTCGGGACGATCTGCGTTGACAGCGACGCGCCCGCATCGTAGGCCTGCGCGGTCGTTCGAACGCGGCCATAGTGAAAGCCGCCAATTTTGCGGCTGGTATCAGCCGTGTACCCGTTCGGCACCGTGGTATTCGTACTCGCAACCAGCGCGGCCTTGCCGCTGGCATCTTGCACTGCGTATACGTAGATATCGTCGCCGAGCGACAGCGAGCCAACCGTTCCGTCATCGTTGGCTACCGGGTCCCATCCGGTCACCGCGTCAAGCACGTAGCCGTAGCCGTTGCCGCCGATATTGAGCATCGCGTCGGGTGTGTTGAGCGTGTCGCCCGAGCCTTTCACGATTTGCCCGTCGAATGCTTTGAACCCGGCGGCCATCGCCGGGATGGCGGTCTTGTCGCCGCTCGCCATCAGTAGCTCTCCAGTGTTTTGATCCAGTGCTCGACTTCGACGTCCGTCAGGCCGAGGCGATAGATGCGCCCGTTCGGATCATCGACCAGCTTGTTCTGTCGGCGCTCGCCGTCCTCGTCGGTGACGACGCGGTGCTCCGGCTCCGGCCCGTCCGGGTCCTCACCGTCGGCCAGAATGCGGTCGAACTCGTAGCGCTGGCGGGTGGCGAGCAGCCCTCGAAGCGTGCGGATACCCCAAGCGATGCGATCAGGTGTCGCTGAAGGGCCGCCGAGGAAAGCCATCAGGCTCTCGATATCCGCGCGGGTGCGCACAGTTCTCGGTACACCGCGCATGTTATTGCTCCTCGATGTAGGGAAGGCCATTGGTCATGACCATCGCGTATTTCGTGCTCATGGAAGTGTCCGGGACCACGTATTTGGCGTGCTCGACCTCGTCGGCCTTGCTCAGATTCTGGTCAGCCTGCTTGGTGGCCGCCGTGCCGAGCCCAAGGTTGCTGCGCGCGCTCGATGCGGCGTCGAGGTCGGACAGGTTGTTGCTGCGATGCGCGTAACGCGTGTCGTCGACCGAAGCCTTCTGCCAGCCCCCGTCATAGCCGTAGCGCGCCTGCTCATCTTCGACATACGCCCACCACCCCTTGGCGGGGCTGTAGGCGACCCAGCCGCCGTCGATATACAGCAGTACGTCGTCGGTCGACCCGACCGACCAGCTCGTATCGCCGTTGTGGATATAGCGATGGCCCTCGGCTGGGTTGCTCGGCTGGTTGCTTGTGCGGCTCACGGCCGATAGCTGCACCAGCGCGCCCAGCTGGACGAGATTGGCGTCCATGCCGGCCTTGTACGATTCACCGATATCCCAGTCATAGGTGAGCGGCATATTGGGATGCGTCTGGCTCGTCACGGTAGTCCTCCGTAGGCTTGCCCATAGCGGCGGCCGTAGCCGTACACGTCCACCGTCAGGCTGTGGTGCTGGTAGCTTGTGTAACCATCCCGTACGGACTCGAGCTCAAAGGTCAAAATCTGGAATGGTCCGCCATCGGCCAGTTCGGTCGCGGTGGCGTAGGTGTATTGCGTGCCACTGATACCGGTTTCGGTGTGCGCGAGGTTTCCATCGCCATCATAGACCCGCACAGTGTACGTCGTTCCGGGTTCCGGGCCGATGTCGCCTGCAAATTGATCGATCAACGGTCCAGTCTGCTGTGTGCGATCGCGATGAGCCCAAGTGAGTGTCGGAATGCCATCACTGGTAAACGGGCGTATCACATTGTTAAATGCAGGCACGCCGGGCGGGTAGGGCCGGATAAAACGACTGTTAAAGGTCAGGCTGTCCGCTGGCGCATTGCTCAATTGGAGCTGGCCCTGACCGGTGGTCGTCTGGACCTTGAAATCGACCGTTTCGCCGTCCACGTAGCGGTGCCCCGTATACGCCTCGAAGCCTTCACCGAAGAAGATGCGCTCACCCTCGCCATGGGCGACAGGTACGGTATCCATCACAGCGCGGTCGACTGTGACCACCGCCGCGTCCGGGTCCACTGAGCGAACAGCGACGATCTCGTCGCCGATGTACGCCCAGGTGTCTGTTTCAACTTCGTCCAGATCGATGGTGTCTTTGAGCAGCAAGGTATCTGTTAACGGCTCGACCGACGACAGCAGCACCGCTGTCGGACAACATTCGCCCGTCATGCCATGGGCGTGATAGCCGTTGCCGTGATCGAGCTGCACCGCATAGCCGAATGTATCGTTGCCCGGTTGGATGGCCTGGACAACCCCATAGCCTTCGTCATCGTCGATATCGCTTAGCTGCTTATACTGGTCTTCGAATTGCCGTGCGACCTGGTAATAGGTCGCCTCAACCACGTTCCGTGCAGGTGAGGGCGCGGGGGGATTCGTCGGCTCGACCCACTGCGTCGGCGCGGGTGGGGCGTAGAGCGCGTCGGTCAACCCGAAGATGTCCTCGACGGCCTTGATCCGAACCGAGCGATCCGCGAGCGTGCCGTATTCGACCTCGACGACACGGATGACCATGCGGTCGACGCCGTATTCCGGATCACTCCAGGCGAATACATCACCCGGTCGCGCGGTGCGGTTAGTGACCGTCAAATTCACGCGCGCGAGTGGCTGCGACAACTGGCGCAGTTCGCGGCTGGCCAAGCGCGTAGCCAGATCGGCCTTGGTGACACCGGGCATCTTGACCGTGCGGGTGATCACTCGCCCGCCCTGATTGTTGACCGTGGAAAGGTCCGTGGCGTTGACCGCCGACTCTTTCCACGACGGTGTCTGGTTGCCATTGGCCTCGCCGTCCGTGTAAATGAGATTGACCTGATTGGCCAGCTCGCCCCAGCCGGGACGCGAGAAGTCGTCGACAGTGATCACGTTGGATCCGTCCAGCTGCGTGAGATTCGACGCGGTGTAGTCGTCGCGGTGCAGCTTGATGCGCCACTGCCCGGTCGAGGGATCAACAAAGGTCGATGCATCGATGTGCTTGTTGATCTGCGCGATCATGCCCTCGGCATCGACCGAGGCATCCTGCCAGATCATCGACAGGCCGAAGCCCTCACTCGCCAAGGTATCCCTGGCGGCCTCGAAATCGGCCACATTGACCGATGACGCCCCACGGCCCATGCCCCAGCGGCTGTCGGTGATGATCTCGTACTGCATGTGCGCTGGATTGGCGTCATTGCCGATCATGCCCGATCCCGACAGGCCGCGCGGCTCACGGCGTAGCGTCATCGCCCAAGGCTTGAGCCTTGGGATAACGCCGACGTAGACATGGCGCAGCACAAGCGAGAATAGACCGCGGAACGCGGGCACATCGCTGAGATGGGCGGCGAGGTAATCGTTGACCGACTGATCGGTGTCACCATAGAGCGCATCGACCTGGCCCTGGACACCGCCTTCGCGCTCAACACCCCCGAACAGTTCGGGTTTGTCGATCGTAAGATCGCCGGCCTTAGCCTTTTGGCTGATCGCGCCCGAAAAGATATTGAGTTCGCCGTCTTGCATGTAAAAACGCGTGCCGCGCGCATTGATCTGGGACCAGGCCGGATACTGCTTGACGGTGATGTCGAAATCGGATGATGTCTCGAAATTCGACTGATCGCGCGCGGTTTCATCGACTGACAAACTGGTCGCGATGGCCGATGAGGCCGCTTGATGCGTGGTCTGGTGGTGGAGTAGCGCTAACGAGTAGGTGTTGCGGGGAATACTCGGCGCCGTCGCGGTGCCGCCAGTGTAGGAATCGACCGGCTCCCCATAGATGACACGGAAGCTATCAGCGCGCACGTCGAGCACGACCCGATCGATGCGCTCGGCGTCGGGATAATACGTATTCTTCGCCTCGTGTACGATATCCTTCGGCGGCAGTCCCTTGACCGTGAGCGTCGTGCCCGCAATGTCATAGTACGTGTCGCTGCTGCGACCACTGCCGACGTAGGCTGTGCGCCCACCAATGCGGATTTCTTCGAGCGCATCCACGGGGCCGTGGCAGCAAACCAGGTGCGCCCCGAGGTAATAGCGGTAGCCAGCGATATAGGTCTCGTGCGTCATCGCTCGGCCTCATCGGCTACGGTATTCGCCATGGCGTCACCGGTGGCGCGGACCTCATCGATGGGGAGGCCGTGGCGTACCAGGCGGCGAAAGTCGAGCTGATGGCGCGCACAAAAGCGCCGGACACCGGACAGGCAATAGCCGCAACGGCGCAGGTGGATCGGATAGACCCGTGTCACTTCTTGCTACCCGTGCTCTTGCGGATGGGCTTGGACTGTAGATCGCCGTACCACACCACGTTCGGGCTCTGGACATGGACGCGGCCGAAGATCACCGGCACGGGCGTGCCTTCCTCGGCCGTAGGGGCCTCAACGCCCTCGATACCGGCGGCAGTCGCATCGCCCGGCCCGCTCACGTCCGGGCGCATGTAGTAGCTGATCGCCAAATTGACGACGAATAGAACGAACGCGGGCCATCCCATAATCAGTACACCGGGTCAGTGCCGAACGGATTCTTGCGCGGTATCCACGGCAGGCCGCCGTGATTGGCGATATTGTTGAACTTGTCCTTACACGTGGACTTGGTGTGATCGCAGCCGGCGTAGGCATCAATCGGATCACCGGCCTGCGCCTCCAATAGCGGTGCGGTGAGCGTCAGCGTATCGCCGCTGTGTGCGACGATCGATCGACGCTCCGGACCACTGCCGGCCTCCACATACCCACCAACGAACCAGCCGTCGGGCTTGCCACTAAACGCCGTTGCGGTGACGGTGTTGCTGGCAATGGCATTGATCGAATCGGATACCTGGAAGTTGGCTGGATCGACGCCGCACTCTTCGTCGTACAGTGCGTAAGGACACAGGCGCTGGTAGCGCCGCCGCAGCCCCGCGGTCTTTAGCGACGTATAGATCGGCTCGCACGACAGCACCGCTGTGGATCCCGACCGGGCGACCGTCATCAGCCGACCGAGGTAGATCAGGCCCGTCACCTCGTCCTCGCGCGCATAGACCTGGACCTCCGTGATCGTGGTCGGCGGCAGGGCGACATAGCGCGTGGCGATCCCGGCGTCCCTGGGTAGCTGGATCTTGATCGAGGAACGGGCGATGGACTCGGTGGCATTCAGGCGATCGCGCTCGACATAGCTCGGCTCATACGTCTCGCCGGCGTGCACCTCAGGCACGCTGGAGGTGGTGTAGGCAAAGACCTCGCCGTGGATCGCGAAACGATAGAGCTCGATCATTGCACGCTCCGCAGCTGTAGTGTCGCCTGCGCCACGCCCGCTGTCTGCCACGCGATCTCGACGCGATCACCGGCCAGGCGCACGCGCTCGAGCCAACAGACCAGCGCATCCGTCGCCACATGGGCCTCGACGGCGCGATCCAGTGCGAGCGTCTCCGTAGCACCCGAGACGCTACTGCCGGCCACCTGGGCGACATGCCATCCAGCGTCGGTGCGCAAAGCAATCCGGTCGCGATTATTACGGCCGGCGTACCAGCGCTGCCAGTGGATTGGCTCGACGGTGAGCGTGGTGTCACCCGCGCTCACGGGGCTGGCGAGCACCACATCCTGCGACCAGGTCGGATACAGCACCGATCGAAAGCGCCCCCCGCGCGCCTGCAAAAAGCGGATGAAGGCCTGCGCCTCACGCCGGTCTGCCAGGACATAAGACCAGTCGTGGGTATAGACCGGGTCACCATGCGGATCGTCGACCAGCACGGGCGCATAGCCTACGTCGCGCCGCGTCGCATCGCGGCTGTACTGGACGGTCCCGTCACCGGCATTGGGCGGCTCCCAGTAGACGGGCTCGCCGTCGACCGTCGGCTCGTCGAGCGCGCTGTAGCCAGTGCCGATGTCCTCGTCCGCCATCATCGATACGGTCCCTCGGGTGACGCCCGCGGTCATCACCGTCCGCTGGACGGATTCGCTCGCGCGCATGACGCGCTCGGGATAGACCCGCGTGCCGGCGGGATGGGGCTGGCGACAGCCCGAGTCCAAGTCGATCCCGTCCGGGCGCACGGCGATCACGGATCGCGATTCGCCGCCAATGCGCACGAGCCTGCCGATCCGCCATTCGCCCGGCTCAACGTCGAGCGGGATGCGGGTATCACCCACACCCACGGGCGAGGTCGTGACATGCGCGTCCGGCCAGCGCGGCACCAGCCACGAGCGCGACTGCCAGCCCGTCAGGGCCCGGTCCACCGCTGGCACATCGTCGGTGGTGACCTGCCACTCGAGCGTGCGCCGCGGCTGGGATCGGATCTGAGTGCGCGACTCGCCGCCGTCCTTGGTCGGATGCACGTCCGTGCGCCAGACGAGGCCTTCACGCACCGAGCGCCCCCAGTCCGGGCTCTGGGTCCACTGGCGCGCCTGACGGCCCGGGGTGCCGGCTGTCACGCCGTCCACGATGGCGGCGGCGTATACATCGCGCTGTGACAGGCTCACGGTCTGCACATCACCGCCACTGCCATCGAGGGCGGTTGTGGCCATGATCAGCGTCTCGCCGACGGTGGCCTGTGTCGTGGCATCCGGCGTCTCGCCGGCCAGTTGGGCGGTGACCGTCTCGCGCGCAATGGTGGCGTAATCGACCGGACCCTCACGCTCGGCGATGGGCCCGCCCTGGACATACCATCCCGCCTCGCGGTGCGGCAGATGGCGCTGAATCGGATCACCTGCCACACCGACAGGCGCGAACTTGCCGTCCGGCAGGCTCACTTGCGGCCCCAGGTTCGGGTCAGCGTGAGGGTCAGTTCCTCTTGGTCCGTGACTGGGATGGCGGTATCGAACGTGATCTTGTATAGGGGATCACCATAATCGTATCCGTAGAATAAGGTCTTGACTTCTTTACTGAACGTAGACGCTTTAAAAAAAAGGTCCTGGGACAGACTGAATGAACCCGAGGTGTAACCGTGTGGGTTCACGCTATCGGCTCGATACTTATCGTACCCATCAGCGTCTTCACTGATATAACAATCGTCGGGGTCGAGTTTTTGCTCTTGGAAGGGATATAACTGGTCCCAACTTTGTTCAACAACCGTTCGTGTGTAGTTATAGGTCGTCCCATTGATCGACACCGAGCCCGTCGTGGTCCCGCTGGGGCTGCTGATGTCCGAATACACCCGGGTCTCGGCAATAATGCGCAAATATTCATCGGATTGCACAGTCACGGTTACGGCATTGCCATTGCTGTCGCGGAACAGTTGACGATTCCAAAGCCTACCATCGTTATGCCGTAAGCCCACCTCGGTTAAATTGCCCTCGGCTTGGCCTTTATTGAACTCAAAAGTTTGCGTATAAGCCTCGTAGATCGGGTCGGTTTTTTGATGTGATGACTTGGTATCTATCGTGTTGTAGGTCGATGCGACAACATTGCCCAGTGCCGTGTCCGAGGTCGAAGGACTTGTACTGGAAGTACCGACGACACAGTGTCTAGTTAGGGCGTAGTAACCGTTAACGACCGGGTGATCAACCCAGCCATCCAATCCGTCATCAGTGATGACATTATGGAACCAGCCCAGTTGCTGGACGATGACACCCGACTCCTTTCGTACCTCGGCGCGGAACCAAGTTGCTGCACCCTCACTCATGTAATGCTACCCCCGTCTAATGTGTCCGGCCCAATCTGCGCGGACTCGGTCTCAATGGTTACGGCAACCACTACGTCCTGAACGGTGCCATCGTCGATCGTGTCGGGCCCGATCTGCGCCGATTCCGTATCGATGGTGCGCTCGACGACCACCGAATTGATTGACCCTTCGAGTGTGTCCGGGCCAATTTGGGCTTTTTCCGTATCGATTGTACGGTCGACCACGACCGAGTTGATCGAGGCCTCCAGCGTATCGGGCCCGATCTGGGCCTCGATGACGGCAATGTCGGGGTCTTTCACGACATCGCGGATGTTGCCCGTGTCCATGCGATCGGGGCCCAGCTTGGCCTTTTCCGTGCCGATCACGAACGGATAGGGCGCCGAGTGCCAGGCCACCAGTGTGTAGTTGTCGTTGCTGTCTCTTACCGAATACCACAAATACAGCCGGTTGTTCGGGCTAGCGGCCAACAGTTCCAGGTATTTGTTGGTTACCCCTGTAATGCCCGTGGCATAGGCGGTGTCGAGCCGGTCGCGCTGCTGGCGGTATTCGACTTGGTCGTTTGCGTCCTCGACGTAGAACAACAGGATGTCGCTGTATTCCGCCTCATCAATGACCCGGTAGTCGAGGCGCATGACGGGCGTACGGCCCGGACAGACATGGCGCTTGGTCTGGCCCGGCAACTGAGGGTCGTACCACCAGACGTAGATTTCCCCCGATTGCTCCCAAGACAACCATTCGCGACCGTTCTGATCGAAGGTCAAGTTGAGCTGATCGATGGGGCCGCTGGCCGTGGTCACGAAGATCGGGTTTAGCCAGCGCTGGTCCTCGGCCCGCTGGACGTACAAATCCTGACCGTCGGCATAGGCCTGCCAGACGTAGGCGTATAGCCCCTCGCTGTTGTCGTCGAGCGCGACCGGCCCGAGCTCATGTGCAACGGTGCCTT